GATAAGATGACAGCAATCGAGATCATTGATTTTGTCAGCGAGTTGAATAACGAGTTGTACCAAAAGATTATCAAACCTAAAGCATGACATGGGTGGCGTTACCATTAAGCTAGAGGGTCTTGGTGACGTTATCAAAGTCTTTGACGAACTCGCTCAAGAGATTGGCGACAAAAAAGCCCGTAGCAAAATCTTAATTCCTGCTGCAAGGGATGCAATAAAGCCCGTGCTGGCTTTGGCCCAACAAAATGCACCAGTGGACACAGGCGCTTTGCAATTGTTGTTGCAAGTTGAAGCCCGAAGACCCACAAGCAAAGATAGACGATCAAAGTACATCACAGGCAATGATGCGGTGATTGCTGCTGTCACCACAGCCTCTGGTAAGAAGATGCGAGCCATGAGCGAAGGCAAAGGGCTAGAACGCACCAGAAGGCGCATGATTAAGCTAGGGTCAACCAAAGAGCAAGCCGCGACTTTTGAGGGCTTTAAAAGCGATGCAAGGGCTATTGCACAAGAGTTTGGCACGGGTAAAATGCCAGCACAGCCATACCTAAGACCAGCGTTAGAAAGTCAATCACAAGAAACTGTGAACAGGTTGGCTGAAGGGTTACGAAAATACATTTCAAAATTTAGGGCAAAAACATGACAAAACTCAGCAACGCATTTGGCGCAACTTATGACAAGATGCGCCGTGAAATCCTGACTCGCAAATTTGAACTTGGCGGCTTTACGTTTAAAGTCCGTGTGCCTTTGGTTGCAGAGTCTGACGCAATTTACACGCGCATCACAAATCCTGACGAAGCAAAGATTGAAAGCATTTATCAATTGCTTGTTGAGCCTTTGCAGAAGTTCCGTGATTCGCCAGAAGCCACAGAATCTGGCTTTGAGTTTTTGGAAAACGATGTGCTGGTGCAAGGCAAGTCTTTGCGCGAGGCTGCTAGAAACAAAGCGTTGACCGAGGCTAGGATTGTTGAATACATCAAGTTGCTGGTTCCAGAAGACCCTGAAGCAAGGCTGAATGACATTACATATGATGACATTGAGGCTGAGTGGCCTTTGAATGTTCAGTTGGCGTTGTGCGAAAAGATCGGTGAAGTTATCAGTCCTAACTACAAGGAAACTCGGGGAAACTGATTGGCTCGTTAAAGACGCAAGTTGAAACAGCTTTAATCTTTAACGGGCATACACCCGAATCAATTGCGGCGCTGGATGGAATAACAATGGCTCGACTTCAGACCATGTATGGGGACGGGGTTATTGGAAATCACAAGACAATTGAAATGCTTGGAACGCTTATAACTGGTGTGTTTAATTATGTTCGTGATTCAAAATCACGACCTTATACACTAGCCAATGTAGCGGGTTCGGCTTATGATTACCTCTATCCTCCGCTGCCGCCAGAAGCGCAAAAAGAGGCGGCAAACAACAGCTTGCTTGCCTACTTAAGCCAAGCACCGGGATTTGTAAAAGACAGGTTTAAGGTGAAAAACGATGGCTAATATGATTGCCCGATTGGGCGTAATGCTTGGCATTGACAGTGCTGAGTTTGTCCGTGGCATTGATGGCGCAACCAAGAAGCTAGAGCAGTTTGGTAATGCTGCTGAAACTTACGGCAAGATTGCAGCCACAGCATTGGTTGCTGCCAGTGTTGCTGCGTTGAAATATGCTGATGAAATTGTTGACGTAGCAAAGGCCAATGACATTGCAGTTGGTTCTGTTTTAAAACTGCGTAACGCTTTGCAAGACAACGGCGGCGAAGCTGGTAACGCTGCAAAGATGCTATCTAGCTTTGTTGGGTTTGTGGATAAAACTGCTGAAGGCAGTTATGAAGCACAACAAACAATGGCGCGTCTTGGGGTTACGCTTAAGGATGTTGGCAATTTAAGCATTGAAGAATTGCAGAACAAGTTAATTAAGTCTTTGGCTAATGTTGAAGACCCAATAACCCGTAACGCAATGGCAATGGAGATTTTTGGCAAGGCTGCAAAGGGCGTTGACTTTGTTGGCATGGCTAAAAGTTTGTCAGAGACAAGTGTATTTGCTGAAGCACAAGCTAAAGCGTTTCAAGATGCTGCTGATGTTGTTGGCATCTTTGAAAAACACTCGCGTGATTTGGCGGTTGTGTTGGTAACCGAATTAGGCCCACCATTACTTGCGACCATCGAATACTTCAACACACTTTCAGGATCATCCAACACATTTGGTTCTGCATTTAAAGTTGTATTTCAAACGGTAGCTGTGCTGGCTACTGATTTAATTTTTATCTTTAAAGGCATTAATGCTGAAATTGAACACACGATTGCCAGCACAAAGATTTTATTTACTGAAGGCATAAAAGCAGCACAAGAAGAAAACAAGCGATACGAAGCAAGAAATATTGAGCGCAGACTTGAACTTGATAGGCTGCAAGCCCAAATTATGGGTGACCCCGGTGGGGCTACAAGAAGATCAGACTTTGTACACCTCCCGGCAAAGGTGGCCCATTGCGCGGCACAAAGGTTGGCGAAGGCCCTGAAGCCAAAGCAGCAAGGTTGGAAGCTGAAAGAGAAGCCAAACGCATGGCGGCTGATGCGGAAAGGCTTGCCAAACAATTGGCTGCTGACGCTAAACAAGCTAATCATTTGTGCGCGTAGCTGGATGCGAATCATGTCTTGGATGATGCTTCGCGTCAGGTCTTTAAACGACAGCTTGCCAGTGTTAACAAAGTTATCTAGCGCACCCGTCATATTGCCAAGCACTGAATCAAACATCTGAGCGCCGTTTTCCATTGCTGTTGGCGCAAAGGCAAAGAATTCTTCAGCACGTTTACCAAAGCCTTTGGTTTGGTCACCCTCTTGCATCTCGCGCATTACACGATTACGTTCCCGAGCCAACTCAACTGCTTTTTCAGCAAGTTGGTTCTGGGCTTGTATGCGGTCTTCACGATCAGCCTCAAGCAAGTTTGTTTCTTGTTGAATGGCCCTAATTTTGTCTTCTTGCTGTGCGCGAATGTTAAAAATGTCTATTGCTAACTGCTTGTCTTTTTCGCGCAGCAGTCTTGTTTGCTGTTCGTAGTTAAAGATTGTCCTTTGACGATCAAGCGACAAAGACTCAAGCGTTTGACGTTCTGCCAGTTGTTCGTTTGTCTTAAAGTTAAGCGCAACTGTTTGGTTACGCATCTCACCAATCTTCAGTTCGTTTTCGCGCAAGCGTGTTGCTTCACGTTCAGCGTCAGCAGCCAATTGCTTGGCAAGTCTTTCCGCATCAGCAGCCATGCGTTTGGCTTCTCTTTCAGCTTCCAACCGTGCAGCTTTGGCTTCTGGACCTTCGCCAACCTTTGTGCCGCGCAATGGGCCACCTTTGCCCGGAGCTGTAACAAAGTCTGATCTTCTTGTGGCTGCACCCGGATCGCCCATGATTTGGGCTTGCAGTCTATCAAGTTCAAGTCTACGCTCAATGTTTCTTGCTTCGTATCGCTTGTTTTCTTCTTGTGCTGCCTTTATGCCTTCAGTAAATAAAATTTTTGTGCTGGCAATAGTGTGTTCAATTTCAGCATTGATGCCTTTAAAGATAAATATCAAATCAGTAGCCAGCACAGCCACGGTTTGAAACACAACTTTAAATGCGGAGCCAAATGTATTGGACGATCCTGAAAGCGTGTTGAAGTATTCAATGGTTGCAAGTAATGGTGGGCCTAATTCGGTCACCAACACAACCGCCAAATCACGCGATTGTTTTTCAAAGATGCCAACAACATCAGCAGCATCCTGAAATGCTTTAGCTTGCGCTTCAGCAAATACGCTTGTTTCTGACAAACTTTTAGCCATGCCAACAAAGTCAACTCCCTTTGCCGCTTTGCCAAAAATCTCCATCGCCATTGCGTTACGGGTTATTGGGTCTTCAACCTGACCCAATGACTTTATAAGTTTGTTTTGCAATTCATCAATACTGAGATTGCCAACATCCTTAAGCGTAACGCCCAAACGCGCCATTGTCTGTGGGGCTTCAAAACTACCTTCAGCAGTTTTATAACCATAACACAAAAAGCTAG